GATATCACACCACTATATGATTGAGATACGCCATAAGCACCAGTGCTTGCTGTCTCAATTCCAATCGCTGATACTGAACCTTGTGTAGGAACTCCTCTAAATCTTAAACCACCCGCAATTTCTAAATCTTTCTTTGATCTAAACGATGCTATGTTAGCAGTTTGGAATGTAACTGATAATGGGTCACCAGCTGCAGTTCCGTTAAAGATTGCTGTGCCAGGTACATCAAATTGTTTTGCATTCTTAAGAGTAAACTTATCTTTATCAAGTGATAAGCAATTAACACCCTGAGCAAAGAACTCAAACGTATCTTCGTCAGCATTTGGTGTAGACTCAGTTAATATGTAAGTATCTTGGTCTACGTCACGAACACCACCCAAAGATACAAAGTCATTTCCATTATATCCTTCAAACTGTTGCTGTGTGCTGTTAAATCTAATCGCACCCGCTAATCTATCTGAGGTGCCAGGTCTTTCGTTTGTTGTACCAGATGGGATTACAAATGCACCTGTACTGTTTACCCAAACACTCTTTCCACCGCCAGGTTTCAATACAAGACCTTGACCTTGTGTATCACTTACAGTAACTGTGTTTCCAGTTCCAGAACCTACAGTTGCAGGATTTAAAGTTATAGTATCACCAATGTAATAGTTGTAACCTCTTGCTGATGCTGTTGGAGTTACCGATGTAATTGCACCTCCAGAAACAACAACTGTAAATGTTGCTCCCGTACCAACGCCAGATGTTCCAGTAACTGTAACTGAACTATAACTACCATCAGTGTATCCAGATCCAGATCCAGTAACAGCGATTGCTACAACTTCACCAAATGATGCAACTCCACCAGTATCAACGTTTTGAAGTGTTGATCTTTTTACTTCTAATGCACCATCAACTTTTAAGTTACCTTTGATATCAGTATCACCAGTTGTACTGTCTACCTCAAATTGTGATGTAGTACCATCATTGATCTCAAATAGTACATCTGTACCACCCTTAAGAATTAGATTACCAGTTCCTTTCGGAGTAAGTGTAATTGGCACATTTGCATCTATACCAACACCAAGTATTTCAGCAGCATTATTAACTTGTATGCCAGACTGTACTGTACCAATCGTTGTTGTCTCTGCAGTAGGATCTACTTTAAAGTATGGAGAAGATGATCCAAGTGTTGAATCTACAATTAAATTGTTTGCAGTCTCAAGTACAGTATCACTCATCTTGATCTTCTGTACTCCTGCACCAGAGTAACTTAACTCATTGGCAGCAGATCTATAAAAACCACTAGTGTCTTCTGCAACTAGTGCAAAAGATGGAGCAGCTGCAGATCCTGATTGTAACTTAAATTTTAAATTATCAATAAAACTATCTGCACCATTACCAGTAATGTTTCCAGTAAATATTGAATTGCCTGTTACATTTAAAGTAGTTCCAACCGCAACTCCTGCTTGAGATACAATATCACCTCTGGTTGTTATTGTACCAGTAGTTAATCCTGTACTAGAAAGTGTACTCGTGTCTCCAGTAGATCCACATGTCAATATACCAGTGTTTGAGAATCTATACTCTGCAGACTCAAGAGAACCGTCAGCAGCAATCGTTGTTACCTCAGAGGTATCAATAGTATTTGCTGTCAATAATAAATTAGAACCAGGACCTAATCCTGTAAAGTTTGATGTATCAAATACAACAGTTTGACCCGTGAAAAATGCAGAACCGCCAGATGACAATACAGCAGAAGATACAAAACCTACCTTTGTTACAGTAAATTGGAAACCAGATCCACCACCAGCTCCAACATCAGCATCATCACAACTAAGGATGTTTCCTATATTGTAACCAGAACCTGATGACACAATATCAGTCAATGAACTAATACTTGTATCGTTAGAGTTAACTGTATATGTAAATCCAGTGCAATTACCAATTAAAGATGAATTGGCAACTTTAATAACATCTCCTGCTTTCCAACCAGTTCCTTGCTGTCCTATTGTAAATGCAACAGCGGTAACTCCACCACCAGGACCTATAGTAACATCTATCTGACCTCCATCACCATAAACTCCTGCAGTTCCAGTTGTAATTGTGATGTAAGCACTCTCAGACATAGATTGTCCGTGCTGAGTACAAGTATAGTAAACTGTATTTGTGCTTGGAGTTGCGTTTTGTTTGATTACAAAATCAACAAAAGATCCAGCTGTACCAGCTGTACCATAACTCCTAACAGCAAAGTTTGCAGTATCTGCTAAGGATGCTCCATCTAATGATAATGGGTGATTGGTGTTAGAAGCATCAGACATATCAAAACGATATGTGTTACCCCTAATCATGGTTAAATCAGGTGCTTCAACTGCACCAGATCCTGTGTCTATGAAATATCTGTATGTCTCAATAGGTGCTTGATCTAAACTTCCACTACCGCCTGATGTAAAGGTTATGGTCTCACCTTGTTGGAAAGGTCCGTTAGCGATTGATGCTAGATCATAGTAAGCAAACTGACTACCAGAATCAACATATGTGACAGTCGCAGTAGCACCAGAAGTTCCACCAGTTGCTGTATTACCTACGTTTACAGTTCCTGAAAATCCACCCCCTGCTTGGAACTCAAGTAATCCACGATTAGCAACGGTTACTGTATATGTTGCAGCAGGAGCATTTGGATATATGTCTATTTGTTGATATGTGCCTTCTGTACCACCTGTACCAGCTGTTGTTATAGTTCCCTGTAAACCAGATACAGTCAAAGTTGCAGTAGCACCAGTTCCATCTCCACCAGTCAGTGATACGTTTTGATAAACGCCAACTGCGTATCCAGAACCACCAGATAAAATATTACCACCAAAAGGCAATACAGTAATACTTGCTTGTGCTCCAGATCCAGAACCACCATTAATTTCAACTGTTGGTGCAGTTGCATATCCTTCACCACCTTGTGTTAATTCTATTGTAGATACTTGACCTAATTCTGTGTCTAGAACTGCATTAGCAACAGCGTCGTTAGTAGCAGTTCCAACAAAACTTACTTGTGGAATCTGTGAGTATCCATAACCACCGCTAGTTAAAGTAACACTAGCAACTTGGTATGTTAAGTTTGCCACTGTTGCAACAGCACCAGCTCCAGTTGGATCGTTAGTGTTGTTTACAATTGATAGAGTTGGTGTGCCCGCATAAACCGCATTTCCAGTTGAGGAAATAGATCTAATTTCAGATCCAAGATTAACAGTAAGATTCGCATCTGTAATTCCTGCACCCGTTTCACTGATTGTAAGAGTTGGTGCAGCACCAGTAACATATCCAGATCCATTATTTGTAATGTTGATTGCTGTAATCGCTCCACCAACAACAGTTGCAGTAGCAGTAGCAGTTATACCAACAAGGTTGTGTATTTCATTTGGGGTTGCTGCAGCGGTTAATGATATTGCAGATCCACCAGATGTTGCCGATAACTGTAAAGTATTGTTCTCTGTATCTCTGTTTATGATGTAATAAGTATTTCCATTAACTAGACCATTTAAGTCTGAGTTACCATTATTATCATAAGTACATGCATCACCATTTACAAAATCAGATTGAGTAAATGTGATTGTATTTGCTGATGTAGATATAGCAGAGTTAGCATCAAATGCTTTTGGATTAGGTGCACTGAATGTTAGGTTGGGTGAACTATATCCAGATCCACCACTTACGATTGCTACCTGAGCAACTCTCGCACCTGTTCCAAGAGTAACTAAGAAACTTATGGATCCACTTACAGGAGTTAAACTTGCTGATATATCAGGAGTTAATTGGTATAAACCATTACCCTCATTAGTAATATTGATTGTACCAATAGCACCATTAGTTGATAGGGTAGCAGTTGCTGTAGCAACTGAATCTGGGTTTGATAGTAAAGGTGCATTGTATTGCCCTGCAGTATATCCTGTACCCTCATTAGAAATAGTAAGTCCAGTTGTAAGGTTTAATGCCTTTTTATTGATGGCAAAGTTCTTGTTAGAGAAAATACCATAAGATGAAAAACCAGCTTGTGTGTATGAACCAACAGTAAACGCACAAGAAGAGTTACCAGTACCGATAATAGATGCTAGTCTATTTGATGCAAAGTAAATATTTTCTGGAGCAATAACCTGACCGTTTAGGGTTATGTCTTCATCACCCGCAGGGTCAAGGATTATCTTACCAGAGGTAGATGTTAAACTGTTACCCGCTAATCGTAAGTTACCTGTTTCAACGTATGCAGGATATATGTTAGTAGTACCAGTTTCATCACTTAATGTGATGTTTGCAGCTGACTGAGCTGAAGATGTTGCAGCAAATTGTACGTTACCAGTTTCCTGATCCACAGTAAATGCATCACCAACACGGAAGTCACCATCTTGGTCTGTAGATGAATATAGAACTTTACCACTGTTAAGTTCTTCAACTTCGTTTGCTTGTACTGCTAATGATGGGTCATTTGTAAAGTCTTTACCAGAACCAACATATCCAAAGTTATGTGCTGTTAAAATTAATTTAACACCCGCACCGTTTGCCTGTGCACCTTTCTGTCCGTATACACATGCAGATGCAACTGAACGCATCTCTGCACCAAACTGTGAGTAGTCAGCAGTTGTTACAACAGTAGCAGAGTCACCACCGCTTGATCTGATATCTGATGTTCCACCAGAACTGTCAGTAAATGTTGTGGTTGCATCGTTACCGCCACCATGCAATAACAATACAGTAAAGAGATCTGACGAGAACTCTGAAGTTGTGGGTGTAAAATTACCAGAGTATGAACCCTGTGCTTTCTTAATTCTTATCTCATCAATATGTCCGTTAAATGCTTCTGCAGGGGATGATGTATCATAGTTAGAACCAACTACTACAGGTTTTGCATCTCCGTAGTTATTGCTATCAGAATAACTAGAACCTAATTCAGTACCATCTAAGAATAATCTTGTTGTACCACCACTTCTAGCAACCGCAACATGATACCATGTGCCAGTTGATAATGTGCCACCATTAATTTGAGATGTGTTACCTACTCCATAATGTAATGCAGTTCCATTCATGTACACAGTGGGTGCTGTGTCAGTCGCAGAGGCGTCTCTTAGGTCAAAGATACGTTGTATACCTGTAACGCTATTTGGTCTTATAAACGCTTCTAGAGTCCAGTTAGCAGTACCAAATCCAAAATCTGAATTGGATGGAACTTGCAAGTTATCCTGAGTACCGTCAAACAGAATTGATGAACCACTAAACTTACTTTGTGCGATATCAATCTGGGTATCACCAAATCTACTTAATACCTTAGCTGGTTTAGTTGAGGTTACAAACTCACCAGTTCCTTTTCCTGTAATGTAAACGTATGTGCCATCGTTAGATGCTACAACACCACGACCAACTGCTTTCTTGTAAGTTACGTTGCCCGCTGCAATAGTTCCTGATGAACTATCAGTATATGTAAATGTATTATTGTCTACCTTTGTAATCTGATAGAAATTATCTGTAGCACCACCACTGATATGGTCTGCATAGATGTAATCGTTAGATGATAAACCATGTGCGGTACGAGTCAGTGTAACTGTTGTTCCTGCTCTTGCATACGTTCCTGACTGGAAACCATCTTCTAACTGATATGCAATTTCATTAGTATTGAATGTACCAGCTGTACCACCTAATTTTAATCTTGTTTGTCCTGTGCCAAATTTACCTGTAGCACCCTGAACACCTTGAATACCAACAGAAGCAAAGTAGTTGAAGCAATTTAACCACTCAACTCTTATACCATTGGTCATGTATATACCAACAGAACCTGGTGTAATGAAAGTACATTCGTTGAATAAGACAGATGCGTGTCTAGATGCACTGGCAACATTTGCACCGTCTAATTTAGCACCACGTCCTGCATCTCCTTGATCGTATCCATATGGATCTGAACCAGATACAACACTACCTTTGGTAGTTATAGTAACTCTTTCAACATATGGACTTGTTGTGGAATCAATAGATGAACCAATAACGAAACCATATCCTGTATCGGCACCGCTATTGTATAAAAAATCTTTAAGTGTTAAATCAGATACATGACAATCGCCACTAAGAACTATCGCGTTATTGCTTTGAGTTGCGTTTGTTGGTTTTATAGATGTCGAACGTAAATTAGTACCACGGAGAGTAACACCGTCAGGAACTGTTATTGGAAATACTTCTTGATATTCGCCAGGTGCAACTACTACTGTATCACCAGATACACATTTTGAAAGTGCCTTTACAATTGTAAGAAATGGAGTATCGGGATGTTTACCATTTACACCACCATGACCTAATAAATCGTTATCCGATCCTGCTGTTGCAACATAATAAGTATTACCCTGACCGTTCGTAATGTCAGCATTAAGCATCGCAGTGGTAATCTCACCAACTGCGGGTTCAGCGTTTGCTACTTCGACTATATTAGAGCCGTCTCTGACGTAGATCTTTTTATCAGCGGTGTTTACCGCGACTTCTCCATCAAGGAGTGTCGAAGTCGTCGGAGCTGCTGCTGCTGTGCTCGATCTCTTTAGCTTGATTCTCGTTGCCATCTAAAGCGTTCTCATTAGAATTTTGTTCGGTTATAGTATTTAATTGGGTTTGCAAATCAGCGATTTGTGCTTCCAACATCACATTTGTCAAAGTCAGTTCAGAAATCTTTTTTTGTAATGTGTTAATAACAATTTGTACGTTCATGTTAATGTAGTTCAGAAAGTTCCACCGTCGAGGGTATTCGTCCATACAGGTACACCAGTAGATGTTACTGTAAGAACTTGATTTGAGGTTGTGGCGTCGTCACCTGTGCCAGGTGATGCCATGTTAGCAGCTGAGGTTACTTGTAATGCTCCTGTATTGTTACCGTATACGATACCGTTGATGTTAAATGCACTGTTACCAGTACCACCATACTGTACCTCTAAGTCAGTATCTAGTTCAAGGTCTCCTAGTACAACTGTACCACGATTACCTGTTACACCAAATACAGTTCCTGTATCAGTCGCATCTTCGATAAAAGTCCATGCACCATTGCCATCTGCACCACCTGTACGGTCATAACCGAAGAAACCAAATTTAGCAGCAGAACCAGTGTAGTAGTGTACTTTAACACCACGATCTAATTGGTCGTTGCTTGATCTAGTAACGGTTAATGTAGTACCAGCTGCGATAACAGCGTTGGTTGCATTAGACAATGTTAATGTCTTTGTTCCAGTGTTAATACTAGAAATAGTTGTTGAACCAGGTATACCAGATGCAGCAGTGATTGCGTCTCCTGCAGCAATTCCAGTTATCTTGTCAACTACAATTGTAGTGGATCCAGAAGATGTAGAACCTTCGGATGTCAATACAGTTGTTGGGTCACCTAATTCAATTGTAGGATCATTAACTGACATTGATGCACTATTAACAGTTGTAGTAGTACCATCAATTTGTAAGTCACCTTTAATGATAACTAAACCTTCAGCGTCTCCTCCAGCTGGAAATGGGTCGATTATCATCTCTGTACCAGATGTGGTAGAGATAACATTACCGTCCAGTTTCAAACTGTCGATTGTGAACTGTCCTGTTTGAGCAATATCAGCGTTGATATTGGTCGTTCCGTTGAATGTGACGCCATTTGCAAATACGGTAGTTGAGTTAACAGTCAGATTATCGCTATTGGCATCACCTACTGTAGCGTCTCCTTCAACGAGAAGAGAACCAACAGAGGCTTGACCCGCAATACCCGCTCCACCAACGACTTGAAATGCCCCAGATGTGCTATTTGTTGATGCTGTAGTGTCGGAAACTTTAACAGCTACGCCATTATCGTATTCCCAGTCAGCACCATCAACTCTTACTTTATCAAGAGTTGTTTCATCATATCGGATGCCACCGTCTTTATTAGTACCGAAGTACAAACGCATGTCATCTTGGATACGTAAATCAGGAGAACCAGCTGCTCTCTTGATATCTAATGCTGCATCACCGTCATCAAAGACGAGTTCTACATCACCAGTCGTACCAAATTCAAGTTCTTGCCCGTCTTCTATGACGAGTTTTCCAGTGCCATTGGCACGGAAGATCAAGTCCGTATCAGTAGTTGAAGTTGTAACGACATTTGCGTTGAGAGTAATGTCATCTACATTCCACTGATCTATTTTTGAGTTGCTGTCTACAATAACAGCAGAGTCTCCTGTAAGTGTTCCCTGAACATGATCCAACATGTCCATAAAATATCTACCACCTACAATTTGTGCAGCACCGTTGTTATCTCCGATAAACAATCGGTCTCCTGCGTTTGCCTGAGTACCATTTGCACCTGTAGTAACGGCTAATTCACCGAATGTAATACTACCTGGTGCTGTTGACCCTGTACTCCTTTTAATTAGGATATTCGATGCCATTAGAAGCTACCTCCATTAATTGTCACGTTACTCAAAACGTTTGTTGCTACAAATTTTGTTTGTACTGCGTCGTACACTAACATAGATCCATTCGCCAACCCACCTTGGGACGTATCTGTCAAGTCTACGTCAGACAGACCTCCAAGTGAACCGCCACCACCACCAGCTGCGACTCTAGTTACTTTTGGAACCGATTGATCCCCGAATCTTAATCTTGCCATTAGAGTGTTACTCCTTCAAGTACGCTTACAGAACCTTCTAACACTCTGGTCTTTTGACCAGTAGTAGAAGTAATAACGACATCATATACATATCTCCCTGCCTTCATTGCAGCAGTAACAGCGTTACCTAGAGATAATTGGATTTGTCCCGCAGTGGCAGGAGTCAATATTGCTCCAGTCACCGTAGTGGACGTACTACTTGTATAGTGCTTTTTTATCATGCATGCGACTGTATATCCTGTTAAATCAAATAAAGTACCGTTATCATTCTCGATAGTAAAATCGGTAATGAAGTCAGCACCTTGATAGATGATTAAATTTGATACAGCAGAAGCCATTAGACAAAAGTTTTACTATAATATTTAGCTTAACTTTATTTATCCTCTTTTTGAACTAAACTTTTCACTAACTGCTTGAGTTCTGCAACCTCGTCCTGCAGTTCTTTCAAAGAACGGTCTTTTCTTCTTGCTTCTGCACGTGCTTTTTTATATGCTTCATATCCAGAATTATCCGTATTTACAATAGCATTAGAATTTGGATCTCTGCCTAGAGATGTATGTCCCTCTACAGGTATCAGTTCCGTCATGCTAATGCTATTCCTCTAAAGTCTTTAAACCTAGGTATATATGGTTGGTTATAACTTAGGAGACTGACTTTAACTTGGAAAGCATCAAACTCATCAGTGTCTTCTATTGTATACTCATAATCTGTAAATGTGGTTAGATCATTCTGTGGAACTAAGTTACCGCTATCTGGTACACCTGTACTATTGAAGAATCTAAATTCTAGTTCATCTAAGTTTCCTGCATATCCAACTGGAACCAACTTATACATTACAACAATCTTAGATTGTGTAAATGTATTTGCTGCAAGCATTACCTTAAGTCCAGTAGCACTCTTCTCTAGTCTAGCGACTTTAGTAATGTAGTTGCCCGCACATTCTCCACCAATGCCCGCAGTGGGTTCGATGTTATTGTATTGGTTAGCATGTGTAATTAAAGAACATCTAGTCAAATCAATTACAGGAGATAAGTGAGATACCTCAGATGTAAGGTTCAACTCCATAGTGAATGACTTGGTGCTATTCATTCTATTGATCTCATTTAACTCATTAGCAATAACCTTAGTATCAGGGAAGTAATTTTCTTCTCCAATAGTAACATCTTGATATACAGTGTCTTTTACAAACGATGTCTCAGCAGATGATCCAGATGGGAAAGGTCCGCAAGATGTACCACTAGTTCCTTGAACTCTAGCAACCATACCAGTCTTAGGTTCTAGTTGACTCTGTATCTGTGGTGTAATTGCATCCCATGGAATGTTTTGTGATACAACTATATTAGTTCCACCACCAGTTATACCAGTAGATGCAGTTTTGTTTGTAATTTTTAAGTTGTAACTATGAGGACTATTGATTGTAATGAGTCCACCAGTTGTTGATGTATGAGTGTTATTGATTAATGTAAGAGGAATACCGTCAAAATTATAGCATTGTACCACTGCACCATTTGCATGTGCTAGTCCAGTTCCAGAACCAGACGTTCCATTATGATTTCTACCAGACGAATTGATAGTAATATCGTTTCCATTAATTGCCTCATATGCAAGAATCTCATCACCACTACCATCTTCTTCAGTACCAAGTATTTTTACAAATCCGAGATTGGAAGAACTAACTGCAGAACCACCTATAGTTGTGTGGAACTGAGATGCATCTGTAACAGTCAGTGTGGTTCCAGTAGAAGTCAAACCTTGACTCATATTAATAGATGAGTCTGCTACTTCAGATACTACGCCAGTAACCTTAACATAGTTAAGTCCAGATTGCATACCATGATTACTATGGAATACTCTTATCTCATCACTACCTGATGTAGTCTTGAAAGTATTAGGTGCAAGATTTAGGAATCCACCATTCTGTTCACCGAGTTGTGCGTTTTCTAGAATCAATCTACTTGGTGATGCTGTGGTTGGAAGTGTAAATTCTGCTCTGTATAACTTGAACATCAAATCCTCAAACTGAGAAGGAGTCCAAGTAGACGCATTTTGAGACTTAAATAAGACACCGATATATGGTTGTTCGGATATCTTCTCACCTTGATGTGCTGCATCAATAGCATCTTTACCAAGAAGTGAGATGAATACCTTATATTGATTAGAGTCAGATGTAATTACAACTGCATGCTCTGTTCTATATGGTATGAATACAGGTGCTTTAAATGTGAATGTTGTTGGTTGAGAAGCATCAGTTGATGTAAATACGTCAGCTGCTTGTTTTACAGTCTTAGAGAAAGGTAATACTGTTTGTGTAGGAGTACCATTCTCAACAGTTCTGATGTCTATTGCAACAGGAATTTCTTCGTCTTTAGTAAAGAAGAATAAATCAAGTTTAGTTAAGAAAACTCCACCCTCAAATGCAGAATCTTCTACTAAGAATGTCTGTGCTAGTGGGTCAACCCATCTTGTTTCTTCCGCAGATGTTTCAGTAACACTAGTTAATGTCCTAGCATCAAACTGATCCTCAGATGTAACTCTTGCATTTCTTACAGATATAATAGTTTCTTGTGTGGTCTGTAAGATACCAGATGCACTAAATTCTGCCTCACCGCTAGAATCTGATACACCAACAGTTTTATCATTGGTTGCAGAATCGCTAAGTCTGAATAGTTTAGTTCCTGTTTTAAACTTAAGGTTGCCCGCAGTGTTTGGAGCGTCAATAAAGAATGAACCTCTAAGATTACCTTGCTTATCAGTAATCATATCTTTGTTAGATACTTTTGCGACAGCACCACTAGTTTCACCAACTAAGTAATCGTTTAGTTTTGGCGAACCATAGTAAGTTCCTTTTGCTTGATCTGCAAGAGATTTAGTATCAATATTGATAAATCCTAAGTTGGATGTGTAATCACTAGTATCACTAATATCTGTACCATCAAGAGGGTTGATAGACATGTTCTCATTAGGTGCTGCTACTCTTGCCTTAAATCTAAACTTACCATTTCCTTTCTTGACGTGAACTGTTTCTCCAATTTGGAAAGGTATGTTATTTGTTTGTGCGTCACTGCTAGGATCTTTTGTTAGTCCAAGAATCTTAGGTGTAACTAATTTTTTAGGTAATGCAATACCATCAAAGAATGCAAAGAACTTAGTTCTTGGTTTTAGTTTCTGACATGTAAACTCAATGTTTCTAGAACGCATAAACTGAATATGCTCTACAGAAAGAACTCTACTACCAAGTGACTGCTGTTCGATAACAGGTGTTACTCTGTATCTGATACCTGTTCTAGTCTGTCTTGTAGTTGTGGTAGTCGTGGTATTGACAGTTCTACGTTGCTCCTGTCTACCTTTACCACCGCCACCTCTCCAGCCGCCAACTTGTCTAGTAGTGTTTGTACCAGTCCAAGTGGTTTTCCATGCATTCCAATGAATAGGTGAGAAACCATTTTGGTCTGCATTATATTCTCTGACTGTGGTTAAGAAGTTACCTTCTACTGTAGGACCTTGTATTGGGTTTAACGATGTAGTATCAATCCAGTTATCAGATTCTGGATATAATTCAATATCTCCCACATATGTGAAGACGTTAAATGGGTTAACGTTTTCTACTGCTGAGGCATATGGTTGATCTATAAGAACAGAAGATGCATATGGAAGTGTAATTATATCATCAGTTTGTGTGACATTTTGCGATGAAGTAGCATATGTTAGAGGAACTTGAGTTGTGTAGTGAGCTGGACGGCAATATCCTTGCTCGAAATCAACTGACACTCTATAGTCAGGGTGTAATGTGTCACTAGTAGAAAGACTCGCAAAGTTATCTACAATAAAACCATTCTTAAATCTACTAAGACCACTAACATCTCTGATTTCCATACTTGCAGTCTCACCTTCAAGTAAAGATAGTTGAGTGTAGTATTCTAAAGTCTTAATTCTATCCTCAAGGTATTGAATATCACGGAATGTATATCTCTTATAGTTTGTCTCTTCGATAGTAATATCCTTATCAACATCAAATACATAAGGAGCGTAAGTGACTGTTGCAAGAAGCATTCCATCTTCTATGTCTTCTGGGGGTTGTGGTCTAGAGTTAGGTGCACCTTTCACAATTTGTATGACACTCTCTTTACTCATAAAGACTTTATCAACACGAGGTAAGTAGTATTGTAAACTCAATATGGTAGTATCACCTATGCCAGGTAATCCAACTTCATTTCCAGTAAATGCTCTGTTATTGAAATCAAAGAATTTTGTTTGACTTAAAGTATAAGGAGATGCTTGACTACCTGTTCCTGTTAACTTCTCAGGAACAATTGGTCTGTAATCAATATGATCTCTTAATTTATCTGACTCATATGAAGGAATAATTTTATACTCAGATGTAGGGTATGAATCCACCGTATATGGACTCACTCCATTTGTAGTAAGGAAGCGATCAAATATAATAATAATTTTATGTGTAGGAGCAGCAAATCCTGCCTTTCTTACAATTCTAGAATAGTCATAATATTGATCTCTCTGTCCGTCATCAAGAGTGTATATGTCAGTAATATTTGTAGAACCAGAATTTATTGTACCAGAAATAATTTTAAGTGTTGCATTTGGTGCAGATATGTCCTCACCATCAGTAAATTGATCGTCATCAATAGGAACAAAATAAACGTAGTTACTTGTGGTAGATACAATTCTTGCTCTAGAACCAGAACTATCACCTGTGATAACATCATCAATAGCAACAGTTCCAAGTAAATTAGTATATTGGAAATTGGGTATTACTGGATCATTAGAATTCTTAGATTCAAATATTGCTTTAATTTTAAATACATCAGCAGTACCAAGAGATATACTTGTATCATCTACTCTACTACCAAAACCACCAGCTACAGTTGTTAATCCATTTACAGCACTACCAGTTGTATCGTCAATCTTAAGAACCTTCATGCGTTCTGTAGTCTTTGCTTTTGCTGACCTATCAGACGAATAAACTGTACCGATAATTGTTATATTTCCATTAGTATTAGAAAGTCCTGTTAGTGCAATAGTTTGTGTATTAGCACTTGTGCCACTTATACTAAATCCTGATCCAGATGACAATACATCACCATCTCCAGATCCAGATGTGACAATAACTTGGAAGTCATCATTATCAGCACCATTTTTCCATAGCAATCCTGCTCCTGCATTTGCAGATGCTTCACCGCTACCATTAACAGTTGTGCTAACACTAATTCTATAGTAACCCGCAGGGTTTTGTGTATTGTTATTGTTTGTGTTCTTAACAGCAGGATAACCAAGAGGTGTTAATAATTTCTTCTTGAATGCTTCTTTAATTTCTGGACGGGTTCTTATAACGGGACTTGTAAGTGCACCATTAGCAAGTGTAGTAGATCCGATACGAGTAATATTAAAATTAAAGTTATCAGTTACAGCAGTAACTGTTGCCTTATGCACTGCATCATTGTTTGAGAACTCTACTACGTCTCCTAGTCTCAATTGAGACGCAAAATTAGACAGTGTAGATGTGATAGTTGCGGATCCTGCAGAATGACCTGATAGGATAGGACCTGAGCCAGGTAATGCTACCTTAACATCTAATACTGCATCAGCAGTTCCACTACCACTGTTAAAGGCATAAGATTTTACATCACCGAAACCATATTTTCTAACACCACCAGATGCAATAGTTGCAAATGTACTACCACTTGCATTGTTTGTTTTTAGAACCTCTCCTGCTACAAACTCACCATTGGTTTCATAGAGGTATCCAGTCGTACCACTACCAGATGCAACAAAACCTATGGCACCACTAGTAGCACCATATAAAAGGTCACCCGCAGTCCATGTAACACTACCTGTAGTGGTTACTTTTACATAGAATTGTGTGTCTATTACATTAGTACGGTAAACCGAACTTTGAGTATTTACTGTTCCAGATTCGTATGAGAAATTTATTGCTCTTGCTTTACCAATAACCGTACCAGCTGGTGTGCCAGGTGTAGAAGTTAAAGTATCTCTAAGTTCTATAATCTCATAGGTAGTAGGTGCTTGATGCTGATTAGTAGTAAGTAAGTAATTACCAAAATCAGATGTAAGAGATTGATTTAATGATGTATCAAATGTACGTGGTTTATCTACATCTTTATATGTCGTAGATAATCTTTCAGTTCTGTATCCCTGAACGTAAGCACAACCTGAAGACAATTGTATTGCTATATTTGATTCTGAAGGTATAACTCCTGCAGATGTAGTATCTGTTGGTTGATACACACCATTATTAAATCCATCATCTAAATTTTCTCTAGCATCAACTTTAAATTTTTTAACGTAATAGTTACCAGATTCTTCTTTAGTTCTAGTAGCAAGAATATCATTAATAAAACTTAAATCACTACGCTCTACCTTTTTCTCAATTTTACCAATATTAGTTCTTAGTAACTCAATAAAGTCAGCGGAGTTAGGTGCTGTAACTAATTTTTTAACTAGTGTGAGATTAATCTTAAATCTATCTGCACCAGGTGCTGAGAAGTTAGTGCTACCAATAGCGTTATCATATAAACTTGCGTCTTCGTCAGCAGTTATAATTCTTTCTTCTACTTTAAGACCGACTTTGTAGGATGGATTTGTGCCATACTGATCTAAGATTACAGTTTGATCTGTAACTGTTACAAAATATCCTCTAACAAAATAAACACCCGCACCAATGTTAGCAGTAGAACCTCTAGAATTAGCATTAGAGTTTAACAGTTGTGCTAATGGAGTTCCTGCAGCGATAGTTGTGGATGCGTATGTGATATCACTTTCACAAGTAAATGTTTCTCCATCTGTAAATGTGCTAGTGACATTATCAGATGCTTTCTCTAAGAAATTAATGTAAAAAGTAATATTGTTTCTAGTAGATGTAGTAGAGCTAATAGAAAATAGTATACGAGCACGGACGCCTGATGTAGAACCTTTAATAATCTGACCGTCAAGTGCAGTTCTATAATTTTCAACGTCTAAGTTGAGGTAACTATTTTGTATAAGAATACATGGAACATCATTGTTAAGAGTAATACCACCTGGCACTACCATAGAACCTTCTTTATAAACACCTTGACCGAACGTGTCTATTTGATTCTGCAACAAACTTTGCAGAGTTGTAAGTTCTCTTGCCTGTACTGGATAGCCAGGTTTGAACAGTACTTTTAGAAACCCCTTCTCCGAATCAAAGTCGTCGTAATAAGGTGCTATGTTTAGGTTGGTATTCTGTGCCATTTAGAATTCAATTACTACTTTGAGTTCTTCGTTTTGGTCTGCCGAACGAGTGATCGGGATACGATTATCTATGTAAAGTATTTCACCAGAGTTTAATTCTACTTCTTCATTGGCATAACCACTGTCAAAAGATAAACCTAACTCATAAACAGATACACCTATAGTTATCTGTGATAATGGAACGGATGATGTTCCAAAAGTTGCATCTGGAGTTGCAGTATAAGAATTTGTACTAGATGTAATTTGATTAGATCCAGTAAATGCTATTACATTTCCATTTACAGTACCATCAACTGAGTCTTGATAGTATTTCAACACCTTGGTTGTCGCATCATATGATACAACAAATCCTTTTGCACCAGTGGTTGCTTGAGTGATTGTTTCGCCAGGTGCAAAACTTCCACTAGGTGTTCCAGCTCCACTTTGAGGAAAGATCATTGCCTTAACAGCAGATCTTGTATTTTGACTACAAACAGTTGTAGTATTGTAGTCTGTAGGATTTAAAACTAATCCAACACGTCTGTATGATAAGTCATTAGGGAAATCAACAAATGCACTAGTAGTTTCTAACTTACTAGCAAACATAAGACGATATGCACCCAACTCTCTCACAGCGTCGTCTCCATGTCCGTTATTTGGAGGGAGAACAACATCGAGATCTGCACCACTACCATTACCAATATTAGAAATTAAACTAACATCAATACTAGCAAAAGTATATCCTGATCCTGCTTGTGTAATAGTCACACCAGTAACTGAACCAGAAACAACGGTCACAGTACATAGTGCTTGAGTTCCACCATTAATAGAATAATCACCGCGAACAGGTACGTTGGTGTAAGTACCGTTATTATATCCTGCACCAGAGTTCTCAACTACAACAGTGTCAATAGAACCCGCATTAGCAGCAGATTTTACGAGACTATTAGATAATACAGGTATGAACTCAGAAGTAACAAATTTTAGGATGTTATCAGCGTCAATAGTATAAAGATATTTCCAACGATATGAATATACGCCAGGACTATCTGATGTTTCAATAATGGTTGTTGATGTACCAGTAGGTTCCACCAAAGAGGGGCGTCCTCTTGGGTGGGTTGGACTCTGACCATTGTATAGACACTTATAAACATTGAAACTACTGTTCATCACATAAAAGTTACTGTCATATAACCTTGAAGATCCGTTTGCAGTTGTCTTTGTTGGTGCATAATCTGGTTTGTACATGGAATATGTACGTCCTACCCCACCAGTTGTTTTGGTAGGATCTACCCAGTCAACTCTAGGAACTACAAGAGCAGTGTCAGATATATCAACACGCTTAAACGCAACAGAATCACTATAAGTGGTTCTTGCATATTCAAAACTATCTATCGGTTCACCTGTAGGTGGTACATCTGTACTACCCCAAGCTTTTGCTCTACCCACAAACATATAGACCTTATTAGTCGCAGTTAAGGTATTCCTAAAACTTTCCGCAGAGTATATTCTAAATTTATCAGTAACTAATGCCATTGCGATTAAGCTTTTCTTGTTATTTATAAGGATCTCAGACGAACTTCTGGTAGAAGACTTACGTTTCCGCTTCCAGTCCGCGAAACAAAGTTACCTCCACTAAGTTTTGTTCCTGAGTGTGGTAATGTTAGTGTTAGTGATGTTGCTGAAAGAACATTAACTTTGTAAGTTCCATCAAAAGCGTCATCACCAGATGCTGTAGTAAAATCAAAGAAGAATTCCTGACCTGTAGACAAGTTATGATTACTTGATGTGGTTACAGTACATGAGGTTCCTGAGAAAGTATATGTTCCAGTTACTACGTCATGTGCTGCAGCAGTTGTGCCTTGATAACCTCTTCCTCCAGTAGCAACTGTCAATGTTTCATTAGAAACGTCAACCGCACCATATAGAATTCTTTCTGCAATCCAAACATTTTCAACAGTATCGTAGAATGGAATCAACACTTCGCCTTCATCTGGGAATCCGTTTTTCTGGGATGAATTATACCAAGCATTTCTTACATTAATGGTAGTACCAGATTGTGAAAGACTTTGTGTTAAGTAAGTACAAGAAAGATTTTTAGAATTGGATATAAGTCTATCTCTTTGTTTTCTTTCAAGTGACATAGGATGTGTTGGAATAACTGTAGGTAATTGTGTATACCCTACACCACCCTGTAAATTTATAACTCCAGTTACTCTACCACTACCAATCTCAATTGTAGTTTCTGCAAAAGCACCTACACCTCCACCACCTTGGAATATCAAAATAGGAGGAACCTCATAATTTGATCCTGCGTTAATAATATCGACTTGAGTAACTACACCATTTACTATGGTAGGAACAAATTGTGCTGTAGTTGGTCTCAATCCTGTATACTCGTAACTGTCTATAGTTGTAGAACTAGAAACTTTGGCAACGGATCTATCAGATCCCTCACTAGCAACTTTAAACCTATCTCCTATATCAATAGAATTATATGTATTACTAATTAAAACATCCTCAGCAGAACCAGTAAAGATGAATATGGAACATTCAGATCCTGCTCTAGGTGGTTCACTAAACTCTATTATAGATCCTGTCAATGTAAAAGCAACGCCAGGTTCTTGATATATTCCATTGAGGAATATTAATAAGTTGTTTTGTGCCTCTACTTCAGCATTGTCACTCTCTAAAGAGAATGGTTCAGTATCTTGTTTCATAGTAAAGGTCTTTTTCTGACTATCAAAGAATGGTGCGATATCATCTAACAATGTCAATTTACCGAAGTAGAATCCATAGAAGTCCATACCCGCTAAAGGTGCTTCAGTAAATGTTATTGTACTTCCTGTATATGTGTAAGCGTTTTCAGTTCCTTTTATCTGGAATGTGCTATTCAAGAAGATAAGGAAATTGTCAGTAGCGGGTAGTACTTGTGTACTACCACCAACTTGTGCGGTAAAGGTAGTGTCAAGTCCATCAAATGTTACTTTATCAACTTGAACTTGGAAGTATGGTTGTGTTGCAGAAGTTCTAGTAATACCGTTTAAGTTTCCACTACCACCCGCTGTGGTTCCCACTGCCTGTGTAACGATACCCCATAATGTTGATATAGTAGATGCAGTGTCAATACAACATGCTTCAGAGTATGATGTGCTTCCAGAGTCATTACTAATTGTATTATCTTTAACTTGTGTACCTACAGTGTATGAGTTTGTGGTAACTGTAAGGTTACGCATAACTTGACGAGAAATATCTCTAGCAGCATTGAATACCTCTACAGATTGATCCTCTTCTCCATTTAAGTGTGCTGTTCCAACATAGAATTTAGAAGCATCGTATACTGCATCGTTTCCACCAAATTCTACATTATCAGCAACAGCATCAATAAGAATTTTAGTATCACGAATACACTTGACCTGATAACTGCTAGAGAAACCAGGATTGTTTGCCATCATTCTACCATATGCAGTTGTAGCAATAAATTCTTGATTGGTTCTCAACAATGATCCTGCATCAGCACCTTTGCTGTATGCATAAACGCCATACGATACGACTGCTCTTGTGACAGCTGTAGAAGTGGCACTCACAAATGTATGTGTAGATGTATCAGATGATACACCAACGTTAACTGTAAATGTATTTGCAGTTACTGCATCAATAGTGTGCCATGCACCCTCTGATGGATCTCCAACTCTAGGATATGTGTGTTGTGTTTGATTATTGTCTAGACCACATGTAAATGTTAATGAGTTATTGGCAAAGTATATTCTGTCACCCTTGATTAGTGGATGACCGTTAAGTGTCAATACCATCTCACCTGTGGTAGGTGTATAAGCAATGTCTGTTGGTTGGAATTGATATGGTGATAGACCAACCCATGTATGAGTATCAGTATTTGTAGCAGTCGTTCCATTTAATGCATTGACTGTAATTGTAGATGTACCAACTGCCTCTACAGGTACATCCTTCATTTTACCTTGTGTACCAATTGGGTCAGTGGCACGTGGGTAACTTGCAGTTCCACCACCATTGTAAGGGCAACTGAACTGTAATGACTCGTTAGCAATTCTGACTGTGGATACTGCTTTCTTTATACCATTTGATACTGCTGATACAAATGTATGTGGGTCAACGTTTGTAGATGGAATTGTATCAAGAACCTGAACTGTAAATGTATTTGTAGTTACATCAAATACTTGCAACCACCTATCAGATGCATAGTCAGTAGCACGAGGATATGATTTTTGAG